ATCACAGATACATATTCTTCATGGCCATTACCTCTATAATGTTTTTCATGTTTTACATCTGGAAAGTCAGCGATGTCAGGAAACACAAAACCGTGATCGTAAATAGGATTATCAAAACGCATGGTAGTCAAACCTTTCACATAATTGTTTCTCTGCTTTAGTTATCAATGTTTTACATTGGTTATAGTTCATACTATCCACTACTGTAACTGGTGTATTTGTAGTTTTATTATTGGCACCATGTATATAAATATTTTCTCTAATACCTTTTTCATCAAAGTCCTCATTGTTTAATTTTAAAACATGGATTAAAGCATCAGGTAATTGTTCCATCTTACAGTATTGTACGTTTTCATATTTGCCTAGATAGTGTTGATAGTAATGCCATACCATATTTTCTTTCTTTAGTATATTTTCTACAAAGGTATTGTAGTCTTTTGATTGACATTCAGATTCTAAAAGAATATAATCTTGCCAGTTCCAAGCTTCACCATGTTTTTTCTTCTTACTTCTATGTGTAAAAAGACTATGAATAAATGTAGCAGGGTGTCTTATGAAACCAAACACTTGTAAATCTGTATCAGGTGTGGCGTGACTATCGTAAATATCATCACCTATTACCTTAGCGCCAGCAACATATTTTTTTAACATCTGTTTTATTGTTCTACCACCACACTTTGGTACATGAACAAACATAGAATTTTTAAGTTTAATTGCCATTTGTAAATACTAATCCTGCTTGTAAAAAAAAGTTTTTATTATCACCATAACTATAATCCTCTTTTGGATTCATTTTAGACACAGTTTTAAATTCTGCTGTTAGAGCTTTATCATAGTCAAATCCATATTCTTTAAATACATCTACCCAATAACTTTTCTCTCTACAATTAACATGATGATGTCCTGGCCAACCTGGAGGTGCCGCAGTAACTACAGCAAGTTTACCTAATTTAAATAAAGGCATATAGTTTGGTATATACTTTTCATCTACATGCTCTAAAAATTCTACACACCATACTAAATCAAAAGTTTTGTCTATGGTCGCTTGACCCTCAGCAAAGTCATGTAGTAAAGTATTCTCTGGTAACTCAATAGATGGGTCTCCGTCAACTCCAAACCACTTAATTTTTAGATCATCTGCTATCTTTTTAATACCACCTGTACCACAACCTATATCTAACATAGAGTTAATATTGTGATTCTTTTTTAAGTATTCTAATAAAGGTTTATCTAAATTTGTTCTATTTAAATGACCACCTAAATGACTAGGTTTTAAACTATAATCTTCAATTACTTTTTCTTTCATACTAATAACCTTTTGTGTACCATACCACTATTTATTTCTGACATTTTCCATTGTGTATATGAACAATCGTTTAACCACTGCGTTCTATCAAACTCTGGTAACTCTTTATGTTTTAATACTTCTAATGTATGAAACGCCACTGGCCATGTGTGTGATGTTTTAGATAATGCGATACTTGGTATACCCTCACAAATAGCCTCTGTTAAACTATTACTTGAATATGAGATCGCAACTCTGGCGTTCTTAAAATCTTTGTATATATCTTCACCCCCATTGGTCACATTAAAGTTGCTTAAGTTCTCACTAAAGAATACTTTGTTTTTAACTTTAATATCTTTTAGAGTATCTTTATTAAATCTAAATGTAAATCTTGGGTGAGGTCTTATCATTATATCCTCATCTGTGTATTTTGATATTTCATTTATAGTATTCATAATAAAGTTTTCATAGTCACCTGGTTTCTTTACTAAATCATTTAGACTTGTATCTATAGGATTTTGTGTAAGTATTAATATATAGTCACCTTTTTTCTTCCAAGGTTTTATTTCTATGTCTTGTTCTCTTTGTATTTGTTTCCATCTATCATCTGGTGAGTTTTCATTTTTAAATATACCATCACTAAAAGTATAATGATTTAAACCAACTCTAAAATAATAATCATCTGGTTTTTCTATGTCTAAATTTTTTCTAAAGGTTGCTTGTTCTATTACAATCTTAGGTTTGTTTTGATCTAATATAAATTGAAACTTCTCTGCGTTCTTCTTTTTCATTACGCCTAATACATTTGTTTGTATGTAAGCATCTGCCTTATGATTGTATCTATCAGGATATTCTATTAGTTTAAAATCTTCGTGTTTCGGAAATATAAACATCGCCTCTGTACTAAATGCACCCTGTATACCAATTATGTTCATAGATACTCTCTTATTGTATTCCAGTAAGTTCCTTCTAATATTTCTTTTTGTGTCCAATGTCTGTTTGCGTTCTTAATTAAAAATGGTAATCTATCTTGTAGTTTAGGATTTTCTACTTGACTTAAATCGCCAGATGACATTTCATATAACATACTAGTTTCACTTGTTACAAATAATGGTACACCTTCTATTAAACTAGGTAGACCTGCTGTTGTAGAAAATATAACAGTTGCCCATGTATTTTTCAATACATCAAATATACTTTCATTCTCATATGGTCTAATCTCTATATTTTTAAATTTACTATTTACTTCGTTTATTTTTTGATTGTCATTTAATTTAACAAACATTTTGTGTGGTCTTATTACTATCTTTCTATCTGTATGTTTTTGTATCTCTGGTATAGTTTGTATCGCCCAATCCCAAGCGTTCATTCCTTTTGTAGCGAAACCAGATTCACCTCTGTTTAATAACATTAATATGTGGCCACCTTTTGTTCTATAATCTTTTAAAACAATTTTACTATCATTCTTTAATTGTTCCCATTTGTTTATGTTTGTTTTATCTTCTAAATAAACTGATTCATTTGGATATACAGAAGTCATTGGGTATCTATGATAAACCACATTCTCATACGCCTTGAATGCATTACTATCCATAAAAAATATTTTACCATTTTTATGATTATCAAATATCTTTTGTCTATATAAATGTGTTACACTATCCACACTATTAGATTTAAAACCAAAAATAACAGCAACATCTGTTGAGTGATAATTGTTATCTTTATTATAAACTACTTCATCTTTTCCAATATTTTCTATACCTTTTCCAAAGTTTTCAATGTAATCTCTTTTATGTCCACCAGCTGTATTTAAAAATATTGTTACTTTCATTCTAAATCTATTTGAGTTGAATCTTTAAACATATCAAACCATTCTTCTGAATAATCACAATTTTTATATTCTTTGAAGTAAGGACCTCCCTCTGTAAAATGTACTAACTTTGCATGATGATTATATTGATACTCACCTACTAAATGATTCCATTCTACATCTATATTACCAATTAGTTCTTCACTTTCTAACCATTTAAATTGATGTAGTTGTAATCCAGTTGCACTGTTTACATAATCAGGTGTGAGTTCTCTACATAAAGCGTTATTATAAATCATCATACTTGACCAGTTCTTTTTAGGATACGGAGTTTGTGGTTGATTTAAAAACTTAATTGTACTATTAGGTGTATAATCATGTTGTACACATTGAACAGCATACTTTGTAGTTCTTTGTCGCCATAACAATGATATATCAGCACGAGATAACATATCACAATCCATAAAGATAGCATGACCAGAATAGTTACAAAGATATGGTACCAGAAATCTACTAAACGCAAATTCTGTTGATTGTATATTTAATCTTTCTCTAACAAATATATCTTTTATGTTTTGTAGTCGTATTGGTGTTATAGAGATAGGCTGTGTTGAGTGTTTTAATAAACTATGACTTAATGTACTAAACCCCACCTTTTCATTGTCATCATATCCTATAAAAATTTTAATCATCTATGTGGTCCTAAGTTTCCATATTTGTCTTGTATATCCTGTTTAATTAAATAAGCCCACATATCAGCATCAAAGTGTGTGACTATAAAATCTGGATTCTTAGGAGCTTCAAACATTTTGTTTGTATCTTCAAATCTACCCTCTTTTATTGTGTCCATCCAAATTGTGTAGTCAGCATTAAAGTCTGCTCTAGTTTGTTCTGTTGGACACACAAAGTCTGCTATAACATTTCTATTATTATTTACAGCTTCTTGTGCTAATCTTTTCATTCTATTTGCTTGAACAGTTCTACCTATTTCAGAAAAATCCCAATCGTTGGCTTCTTTTCTAACCTGGTCAGCATTTAACCACACAGCATTAAACATTGGTGTTAATATTTTTGCCAAAGATGTTTTACCTGAACCTGGTAGACCCATTATTAAAATTATCATATTTGTGCCTCTGGACTTTTACCTGTTAGTTTTCTTTTACCTTTTGTATGATCGTAAACAGTTCCTAATATTGATCTGGCTTGAACATGACCACCATTGTTATCACCTATATTATTATTTTGTACTTTCATTTCACTTTCAAAAACTTTTCTTACATAGTCCCAAACATAACTATCGTGGCATTCACTTAAACTATATATCTCATCATAATCATACATCTTTTTCATATAACTAGCATAGTTTCTTGTTTGATCGTGTCGCATATTGAAATACAAAAAACCACATTCACTATAATTACTTCCACGACCTAAGTAACTCATCATACTATCGTTTTTATGAATATGTTTTTTAATCCAATCCACATCTATTGATTTATAAAATACACTATCAGCATCAATACAAATTAAACCATCTATATCACTTGGACAATTATCAATGGCGTGTGTGTATGCATAAACTTTATATGAAAATCTAACACCATCTTGTTTAAATGATTTTACTTCTCTATGATTATTTCTTTCTATGAATTTTTTGAGATCAGGTATCTTATCAAACATATCATCATCTTCATTATAAACAATTAAATCAAATGGCCAATTATATGTTTCTTTAAATCTGTGTGCGTATTCTTTATATAATTTATTATTCCAACTAGTGACTACTTGAATTTTCATAACCAACTTTCGCTATATAATAACTATCAACAATATCTGTTACAGGGTTATTTAATTTTCCCATATCAAACATCTTAATTAAATCAACTTTTGTATGTTCAGTAAAACTATCATACATCAATTGTTTATCTGCGTTCCCTTTACCTGACGCATACTTTTTAACAACACTAGGAACAACTGTGTCGTATAATAATGTGGGTGACATTTGTAATCTATATTTAAGTATACCACAGTTCTCAGCAATTTGAAATACTGCTTGACCTTTCGATCCAAACGAGTAACCTTCAATAAAAATTTTTGCTGTATCTTGTTTATACTTATGGATAATATCCATGGCCCAACTAGAAATGTTGGAAAATCTTTCAATAGGAGTTCTATATTCTTTATGTTCATAACCAAATATGTTTTTACCAAATTGTCCAATGTGTTTCTTCTTACTTGTTAGAAAGTGAAAAGTACACTTGTTAAAATCAAAGTCATCATCTGCCATACAAATAGCAGGACTATTCAAACTATAATCAATTCCAACTATCGTCTGTTGCTTCTTCTGGTATTTCATGTGCGCTATCTTCCTCTGATTCTACTTCATATCCACAGAACGGACAAGTCAAGGGTTTTAAGTCTTGTTCTTCTTCGTCCCATATTATAGTATATTTAGTAGTGCAGTTAGAGCACATTTTTCCGACATTTTCCATTATAATTTAAATTTTTTAAATTGATCTTTTTTTACGTCTTGTTTTATTCCACCAATAACATAACTTTCTATCTCAGTTTCTTGTGGAGCATTCTGTGTTCCTCTACTGTTTAACCAATGATCTGTCCATGGTAATGGGTTAGACTTTTGATCGTACACAGGAGTTAACCCTATCGCTTTCATTCTTCTATTAGCGGTATACTCTACAAATTGATGTAATAATTTTTCCGATAAACCTATCATAGAACCTTTTGAGAAAAGATAAGTTGCCCATCTTTTTTCTTCTCCTACTGCGTCATCATACATTTGGTATACTTCTTTTTCAGTATCTTTAATCACTTTGTCCATAACCTTATCTCTTTCAATGTCTTTATAATTGTTTATAATTCTTTGAGATACTGCTAGGTGTTGACTTTCATCTCTTGCGATAAATGAAATAATCTTTGCTGATCCTTCTAATAATTTAAGTTCACCAAAAGCAAAACTACAAGCAAACGATACATAAAATCTTAAACCTTCTAATATGTTTACTGTAATCAAAGCTTTCCATAATTTTTTCTTTAGTTCATACTCATCAACTTTACTCTTATCTAAATGCCATTTGTGACCTGCAAGTATTAGATCATCATAAAATTGTGTTACAGACTTTGCTCTCTTTTCAATCTTTTCATCTTTTATAATAGTATCAAATACATCACTAGGATTAGAATATAAATTCTTTATTATGTATGTATAACTTCTACTATGGATTGTTTCCATAAAGTCCCAAGTTACAATACAGCCTTCTAGTTCTGGTAATGATACAAATGGTAAGAATGCTAAACAAGGACCACGACCTTGTACACTATCTAACATAGTTTGATACTTTAAGTTAGAAGTAAATATATCTTTTTGTTCTGGTCTCAATTCTTGGTAATCGTTTCTATCTTTTTGTAAAGAAACTTCTTCTGGTCTCCAAAAGTAACCAAGTTGTTGTTGAGTTAATTTATCAAATATAGGATATTTCATAGTATCATATCTTTGTACAGCCAAGTCCTCTCCAAAGAACATTGGTTGTTTTAAAAAGTTGATACTTTTTCCTTTATTAAATACTGATTTTGCCATAGCGTTTTATTTATTACTTTCTTAAATTGTACAAGAATCACAGTTCTCTGGATCCTCGTCTTCGTTAGTTAGTCCTTCTGGTACATTATCTACGAAACCAATTGGGTGAGCTGGTTCGTCAATATCTTTCTTAGCGTCATATGTATTTTGGTAGTAAGAAGTCTTCCAACCTAATCTATATGTCGTTAATAAATCTTGTGCCATTTGTGATAATGGTACTTGGTTTTCTTCAAAGTGATCTGGATTGTACGACCAGTTACCACTTATCGCTTGGTCAAAATACTTCTGCATTACAGCTACTACATTGATATAACCTTCGTTTGATTTCATATCCCATAGTAAAGTATAGTTACCTTTTAATTTTTTGTAATCAGGTACCACTTGTTTCAATGGACCTTTCTTACTTTTCTTAACACTTAAATAATCTCTAGGTGGTTCAATGCCGTTAGTAGCATTAGAAACCACACTAGATGATTCTGATGGCATTTGAGCAGAGAGTGTGCTATGTCTAAGTCCGTGCTCTTTAATTTCTTTCCTTAACCACTCCCAATCATAAGTTAGATTTCTGGTTACAACCTCGTCTACCTCTTTCTTGTAAGTGTCTATTGGTAAGATACCATCAGAATACTTTGTTCTATTAAAAAATTCACAAGGACCTTTTTCTTTTGCTAGATCATTACTTGATTTTAATAGATAATATTGAAATGCTTCTGTCAGTTTATCAACTTGACGCCAGCCTAATTTTTGTTCATATGAATAACCTTTTTTAGCTAGATAGTGAGCAAGACCAATATAACCTATACCTAAACTTCTTCTAGCCTTTGTAGATATTTCTGCTGCCATTACTGGATACTTTTGATGATCTATTATTTCGTCTAAACTTCTAACAGCTAGATCGCATAGTTCTTCTAGTTCATCTCTCTTGTCAATCTTTCCAACATTGATGGCTGATAGAATACAAAGGGCTATTTCACCTTCGCCATCTATGTGTTGGATTGGATCAGTAGGGAGTGTGATCTCTTGGCATAAGTTTGACATTCTAATTATATCTTTAAATGATGAGTGCGAATTACAATGATCTATATTCATAATATAAATTCTACCTGTCTCTGCTCTCTCTTTTAATATGTCAAAAAATAATTCTTGTGCACTTATCTTCTTTTTCTTTACACTAATTTTTCTCTCTGCTTTTAAATACAGATCGTCAAATTCTGGTGTGCCCCAAGCTTCATATAGCTCTGGTACTTCGTGTGGTGAGAATAAAGTTATATCTTCTTCGTTGATAAATCTTTCATAGAATAGTTTTGATATTTGTACAGAGTAATCTAATTTTCTAACTCTGTTATCTTCACTACCTTTATTA